CAAGCAAGACTTGCAGGCGGAGGACAAATCGAAGGAGTAGATTTTACTTCAACACCATTTAAAATGGGTCGATCATTATTTAACAAATGCGTTGGTTTGCTTGGTTCATATATTGATACCGAAAGCATGGCTCAATAGTGGCTAACCAAACAATCCTTGAACAAGTTCGCACGCCTTTAGCAACTGCTTTAGCAAGTGTTGCAGGAAATGTTTATGCATTTGTGCCTGAAACAGTCATTCCACCAGCTGTGGTCGTTGTTCCAGATAGCCCATACCTAGAATTTGAAACAATAAATAAAAGCAATATCAGAGCAAAAGTTAATTTTACTATTTCAGTTGCAGTTGCATATAACAGCAACCCAGCATCGCTCGACAATATCGAGCAGTTAATCATAAGTGTTCTGGCAGTCATTCCAAACGGATACATTGTCAGTTCGGTCGAAAGACCAACAGTCACAACAGTTGGAGCATCAACGCTGCTCATTGCAGATGTTCGAGTTTCTACCTACTACACAAGAACAATATAAGGAGCAATCATGGCAACCCAAGTTATTACTGGTCGTGATATTAATTTGTCTTTTTCAGGATCACTTGGAACAGACATTGATGCACAAGCATTATCAGCGACTTTAACAAAAACAATCGATCGCCAAACCTATCAAACCCTTGATGGAGAGGCTTACAAGACAACAAATGTTGAAGCTGAATTTACTATGGAAATTCTAGCAGACTGGGGTAAGACAAATTCAGTATGCGAGGCTTTATGGGCAGCAGCAGACAACACACCAGATTCAACTTTCACAATTACAATGACTGTGACATCTGGACATACTTTTGCATTTGACTGCTTACCAGCTTACCCACAACCAGTTGGCGGAACAGCGCCAGATGCACAAACTGCAACATATATTTTCAAAGTATCTAAGGGCGCAGTAACAGAAACACTATAATCAAAAAAACGGGAGCAAAAAAATGAAGTTACCAATCACAATTGAATATAACTCAGGCGAGCAAGCAACATATATTGCCCAACCGCCTGAGTGGGCAAAATGGGAAAAATCAACTGGAAATACCATAAGCCAAGCAAAAGAAAAACTTGGAATGTGGGATCTGATGTTTTTAGCATACAACGCTCATAAACGCGAAGCTGCTGGAAAACCAGTTAAACCATTTGAGGCTTGGATGGAAACAATCAGCGATGTCATTGTTGGTGATGTTTCCCCAAAAGCCACCCAGCAGGAAGCCTAAGCAGATTATTGGTTGAGTTGGCAATAGCCACACAAATACCAATGAGTGAATGGGTTGATGCAGAGGATATTTTAACAGCGATAGAAGTATTGGAGGCGAGGTATGGCAAATGAAACAATTGCATACAACAAATCCGATCTACGCGATATTTACAAAGCGTTCAAACTTATGGATGATCAGGCTACTGAGGAAGCAAGAACGCAGTCTGCTGCTTTGGCGTATTTTGCATCTGAGGAAATTAAACAAGCAGCTGGACAAAGAACAAAGGCTGGCAAAGTTGCGCAGAGAGTTGCCGATGGGGTTAGCATTAAAAAATCCAGCAAAATTGGTGAGTTCAGTTATGGTTTCGCACGCCAGAAGTTTTCAGGTGGGGCTACAACGCAGACCCTATGGGGTGGTGTTGAGTTTGGATCTAATAAGTTCAAACAGTTCCCTACATATTCAGGGCGGTCAGGCAGAGGTTCGCGTGGATGGTTTATCTATCCAACCCTTCGCAGAATTCAGCCTGAATTGATTGAAAAGTGGGAACAAAGTTTTAATCGCATTATTAAGGAATGGGTCTAATGGCTACTGGTAATCGCACGCTTAAACTCTCAATCCTTGCCGATGTCGAGGATCTTAAAAAGAAACTTGGCGAAGCTGATAAAGCCGTTGAGGGCAACGCAAGCAAAATAAGTGATTTTGGCAAAAAGGCTGCTGCTGCATTTGCAGTTGCGACCGCTGCTGCCGTTGCTTATGGCACTAAATTAGCCATTGATGGGGTCAAAGCAGCCATTGAGGATGAGCAAGCACAGTTAAGGTTAGCCGCTGCTTTAAGAACCGCCACAGGGGCTACTGAGGGTCAAATAAAGGCAACTGAGGATTTTATTCTTCAGACATCCTTAGCCACAGGCGTTGCCGATGACAACCTTCGCCCAGCCCTACAAAGACTTGCAGTCAGCACAAAAGATACTGGTGAAGCCCAAAGATTATTAAGCCTTGCTTTAGATATTTCCAAAGGTAAAGGAATTGAATTAGAAACAGTTGCAAATGCTTTGGGTCGTGCTCAAGATGGCAATACCACAGCTCTTGGCAGATTAGGACTTGGTTTATCTAAAGCCGAACTTTCAACACTGTCATTTACTCAGGTGCAAGAGAAATTATCTGATCTTTATGGTGGCGCAGCAGCTAGAAATGCTGAAACCTTTCAAGGCAAGATTGATCGCTTAAAGGTTGGATTTGATGAGGCTAAAGAAAGTCTAGGCGTTGCTTTGTTGCCACAGGTTGAAAAGTTTATTACATTCTTAAATCAGACTGGCATTCCAACATTAAACGCCTTTATTGCAGGACTTACTGGTGATCAAGGATTGAGTGCAGGATTACAGGAAACCCAAAGAGGTGCTGAAAGTTTTGGAAAAGCAATTGGAGCAGCAGCGGGAATAATCTCAGGATTTATTACATTCTTAAGAGAAGCAATTGGCTTGGTGGCTTCACTTGCAAATCAATTGATTTCAGTTGTTAATATAATTCCGGGCGTTAATATCGGGTCAATTCCAAACATTGCCCCATCAGCTGCTGGAGTTCCACAATTGCCACAAAGTCCAAACGCCAGAGAAAGCCGATCAAGTGGCACAACAGTTAATAACATTACAGTTCAAACAATAGATAGCGAAAGCGCAGCTAGAGCAGTTGCTAAAGTAATTAACCAAAGCGCAGCAAGATCAATTCCAGCATTGAGTGGTAAGAGCGTCAGGGGCGACTAATGACTGTCTTTACTCCTGAATGGAAACTGACTGTTGCAGGAACTGATTACACAAACATAACAATAAGCGACATTCAACACGAAGCTGGTCGAACCGATATTTATACTCAACCAGCCCCATCTTACATGCAAGTAACTTTGGTCGCTTTATCAGGTCAAACTTTGCCATTTGAGATTAACGATAGTTTTGCTTTACAGGTCAAAAACAGTGCAGGAACTTATGTCAATCTCTTTGGTGGAGATATTACTGATTTAACTGTTGAGGTCGGTGCCTTTGGCGGTGTAGCCAAAGTTGCTAACTACACAATCTTGGCAATGGGATCTTTGGTCAAGTTAGCCAGAGAAATATATAATGGCACAATCTCACAAGACGAGGATGGTAATCAGATTTATGATTTATTGTCTAGCGTATTACTTGCATCTTGGAATGATGTTCCAGCAGCTACAACATGGTCAGGATATAACGCAACTGAAACTTGGGCTACTGCTGGCAATCAAGGACTTGGCGAGATTGATCAACCCGGACTTTACACAATGGAAAACCGAGCAGCATCACCCGACACCATTTACAACATTGCTGGACTTATAGCCAATTCAGCCTTTGGATATTTGTATGAGGACAATGAAGGCAATATTGGTTATGCCGATGCAGACCATCGTCAAACTTATTTGTTAGCCAATGGCTATGTTGATCTTGATGCTAACCACGCTTTGGGTTCAGGATTATCAACTATAACTCGATCAGGTGATATTCGTAATGATGTTTATATCAATTATGGCAATAACTTTGGATCTCAGGAAACAGCTACAAGCGCAACATCCATTGCAACTTACGGCTACAAATCAGAAAGCATTAATTCGGTGCTTCACTCAGCTGTAGATGCTCAAACTGTGGCAGATCGCTATATTGCCCAGAGAGCCTTTCCATTAGCAGTATTTCAAAGCATTACTTTTCCATTGACAAATCCTGAAATTGATAATTCAGATAGAGATAACCTACTTGGGGTCTTTATGGGTCAGCCGTTAAATATCCAAAACCTACCAACCCAGATTTCAGCTGGTGAATTTGAGGGTTATGTTGAAGGTTGGCGTTGGAGCACTCGATTTAATGAACTGTTTTTGACAATAAATCTTTCACCAGTTGCGTTCAGCCAAGTCGCTATGCGATGGAATACTGTTCCTATTGGTGAGGCTTGGAACACTTTATCCGCAACTTTGACATGGGAATACGCTACAATCGTATCCTAAGAATAGGACAAAATGGCAACTACTACTAACTATGGCTGGACAACACCAGACGACACCGCGCTGGTTAAAGATGGCGCAAGTGCTATTCGCACACTTGGAACTTCTGTTGATACCACAACCAAAAACTTAAACCCATCAACAACTCTTGGCGATATTGAGTATCGCTCATCCACTGCTAATACAAACACAAGACTTGGAATTGGATCAACTGGTCAAATATTAACGGTGAATGGTGGCGTTCCTGCTTGGACAACCCCTGCTGGATCTAATGAAAGTTATTCTTTAATTAATGCTGGTGGAACTGCGATGAGTGGTAGTTCAACTGTTACTGTTAGCAGCATTTCGGGTAAAAATTCTTTGTTATTTATGCTTGAAGGAGTAGATGCCGCAAATGGTGCGCAATTAACATTAAGACTTAATGGTGATACTGGTTCAAATTATTATCAGGCAGGTTCAGTTGTTTATTCTCCTTCG